AAACTAATCCAAGGAAAAGACGATGGAACCAGCAACGATATCTAGCCTGTCATGGGAAATGACGGATGCAATATTACCATGGGTAGCAGTTCTAATCTCTGTTATCATTGCTATCATGTTCAAGGACTTCGCAACAAGTCTGTCAAAGGGTATTGCATTTCAGTTTGATAAAGCATTTAACGAGGGTGATAAGGTCTTACTGGACGGTGCAGAGGCAACCATTTTAAAGATTGGTATGCGACAGACAGTCTTTGGCGTATACAGCGACCGTGGTTATGTCTGGCGATATGTACCCAATGAGCGTATTCTGTATCTGAAACTCGAAAAGGTCATTGATGCCGAGTTACACAAGGATACCGAGGAAGAGAAGGGCATTCGTATTCAGCGATTAATTGACGCTGCCCAAGACGCTCATATTCAAAAGAACGAAGAATTTATCAAGAAAAATAGAGAAGAGATTGAAAAATTGAAAAGTGAGAAATAATGTCTGATGCCTATTTGTCAAATCCTAATCTGAAAAAGGTTGGGGTGAATATTGAATTCACACAAGACCAGATTCAAGATTATGTAAAATGTGCCAAAGATCCGATTTACTTTATTAGAAAGTTTGTCAAAATCGTCCATGTTGACCATGGATTGATTCCTCTTGACCTGTATGAATATCAAGAGCGGATGATTGATACATTCAACAACAATCGGTTTGTTATCACAAAAATGCCACGGCAGTCTGGTAAGTCAACTGCTGTGGTCGGTTTCATTCTTCACTATCTTTTATTCAATTCAGATAAAAATATTGCTGTTCTTGCCAACAAAGCAGAACTGGCTAGAGAACTCCTTGACCGTATCAAGAAAGCATACGAGCATTTACCGCTATGGTTACAGCAAGGTATTCTCACTTGGAACAAGGGTTCTATCGAAGTGGAGAATGGGTCAAAGATCCTTGCTACATCGACTACAGGTTCTGCTGCTCGTGGTCAGTCCTTCTCGCTTGTCTTCTTAGATGAGTTTGCATTCGTTCAACATGGTATTGCTGATGAGTTCTTCAAGTCAGTCTATCCTACGATTTCATCTGGTACAGAAACCAAAATGATTATCGTGTCTACACCGAAGGGCATGAATCACTTCTATAAAATGTGGGTGGAAGCAGAGGAAGAACGCAGTAACTTCATTCCTCTTGCTGTGAACTGGTGGGAAACACCTGGACGTGATGACGATTGGAAAATGCAGCAGATTGCCAACACAAGCGAGGAGTCTTTTGACCAGGAGTTTGCTTGTAACTTCTTAGGCACGTCTAATACTCTCATCAACGCTAACACACTTCGCAACCTAGCATTCGTTCGCCCCATGTTTCAGAAACAGGGCTTTGACCAGTACGAAGAGATACAACAGGGTCATGAGTATGTAATCGTCGTTGATACCGCAAGAGGTGTGGGTGGTGACTATTCAGCATTTGTTGTCATCGACGTAAGCGATATACCATATCGTGTGGTTGCCAAGTACAGAGACAAAAATATCTCACCTCTGATTTATCCTGAACTTATCTATAATGTTGCTAACAATTTCAATAAAGCATTTGTATTGGTAGAGATCAACGATATTGGTGAGCAGATTTCGAATATTTTATATCGTGACCTTGAGTATGAAAATCTATTCATCACTGCTATGAAAGGTAGGGCAGGGCAAAGAATTGGTGCTGGGTTTGGTAAGAATACGCAACTTGGTGTCAGAACAACTAAACAGGTCAAAAGGATTGGTTGTTCTACTCTCAAAGACTTGGTAGAGGACCAAAAGATTGTTATTGAGGACTTTGATGTTATCGAAGAACTATCAAACTTCATTTCAAAGAAAGATTCTTATGAAGCAGACGAAGGGCATCATGACGACTTGGCAATGTGTCTTGTATTATTTGGTTGGCTTATTCGTCAAGAGTATTTCAAAGATCTGACTAATTCTGATATTCGTCAAAAATATCTTGCTGATAAAGAAGAATTATTGGATGAAGAGATGCTACCTTTCGGTTTCTATGATGACGGTATTGATGATACACCACAGGTAGAGCGAGTGGACCACTATTCACTAGATGACTTACGAGGGTTCTATGACTAGTCTGACCAAGGATTAATAATCGTCGCTGACTCCTTTTTACGCTTCATGGACTCACTAATTTTTTTCTTTGTCTCTTCGCTATGCACCTTCCCACGGTGACTATCGCTCATTTTCTGCTTTGTTTCATTAGAAAACTTGCGACCTAATCTCGCTTGACGTATTTTATCTTTGGTTTCTTTGCTATGTTCCATGTCATTATTTAGTCTAATTAACTAAGTAAATTAGTTATTTTATAAATAAAAACGAATTGATACGTTCGTTTCTTCAACATAAGGAGTAAAGAAATGCCTTTCCAAGTATCCCCAGGCGTGAATGTAAGTGAGATTGATCTCACAACTATCGTTCCTGCCGTACAAACAACGGGTGCCGGTATTGCTGGTCATTTTCGTTGGGGTCCAACTGAGCAAATCGTCTTAGTAACAGACGAAAGTTCATTGGTCAATAACTTTCAAACACCAAATGCAAACACTGCTGATGATTTCTTCACAGCATCAAACTTCCTAGCATATTCAAATGCCCTACAGGTTGTCCGTGTTGTTGAGCCAAGTGACAGTGGTTCAGATACTACTGCTGCTCGTAACTCTACAGCAAATGCTGGTAACACAATCAATACCGTCATCAAAAATGATGATCACTATGAAGAAAATTATTCTTCTGGTATCTCAGGTGTTGGTGACTGGGTTGGTAAGTATCCAGGTGAACTCGGTAACTCACTAGAAGTTTCTGTCTGTGCATCTGCCAGTGCTTTTGAATCAACTCTATCTGCTAACCTAGTTTTCACTGCTGGTAGTACGACAGTTCTTACTAAAGGTGCTAATACTTCTGCAAGTCTAGCATCTGGTCCAAATATCGACCTATCGACTGGTGTTACGGTTGGTGATAGAATTGCTTTGTCAACTTCTACTATCAATATTGGTGGTGACCTAAAGGTTTCTGCCGTCGCTGCTGGTTCGATTACATTAGAGACAGCACCAACTCGTCAACAACTAGGTACAGCGGATGATAGCACACAAGTTCAATCTGCTGCTGTCAAGCGTCGTTGGGAACACTTCAACTTGTTTGATGCTGCTCCAGGCACTTCAACATTCGCTACTACTGCTGGTGGTTCAGGCGATGAGATGCATATCGCTATCATCGATGAAGACGGCGAGTGGACTGGTGTTAAAAATCAGGTCATTGAACGCCATGCTTCTGTTTCAATGGCATCAGATGCTAAATCACCTGAAGGTAATTCGATCTATTATGTAAATGTTATTAATAATCGTTCTAATTATATCTGGTGGGCTGGTCATAATTCAAGCAACACTAATGCAGGCAGCAAAGCAACAGCAACATTTACTGGTGGAACAACTCCACAAAGCGTATCAATGGTAAATGGTCGTGATGGTCAAAAACCAAGCAATGCTGCTTATATCGATGGTTATGATGAGTTCAGTAATACGGATGAAGTTGATATCTCATTCATTCTTGGTGGTGCTGCAAACCAAACTCGTGCAGTCCATCTGATTAATAATATTGCTGAGAAGCGTCTAGATTGTATTGCTATCCTATCACCAGAGCGTGCTGATGTTGTTAACAACGCACTATATTCTGGTAAGCAAGCAGAAGATATCGTAGCATATCGTAACACTCTCCCATCATCTTCATATGGTGTAATGGATAGTGGTTGGAAGTATCAATATGATAAGTTCAACGACATATACCGATATGTACCATTAAACGGTGACACTGCTGGAACGATGGTTCGCACAGATCAACAGCGTGATCCATGGTATTCACCTGCTGGTTTCAACCGTGGTAATATCAAGAATGTTATCAAACTTGCTTTCAATCCAAATAAAGCAGAGCGTGATGTTCTTTATAAGGCTGGTGTCAACCCAGTCGTATCATTCCCAGGTCAAGGTACAGTTCTATTTGGTGATAAGACACTTCTTGCCAAACCAAGCGCCTTTGATCGGATTAATGTCCGCAGACTCTTCATCGTTCTTGAGAAGTCAATTTCTACTGCTTCCAAGTTTACCTTGTTTGAGTTCAACGATGAGTTCACTCGTGCTAACTTCGTCAACCTAGTCGAACCATTCCTACGGGATGTTCAGGGTCGTCGTGGTATCACCGACTTCCGTGTTGTCTGTGACGAATCAAACAACACACCTGAAGTCACTGATCGTAACGAGTTCATTGGTGACATCTTTATCAAACCAGCCCGCTCAATCAATTTCATCCAACTAAACTTCGTTGCAGTTAGAACTGGCGTTGATTTTAGTGAAGTTGTTGGTCAGGTTTAATATAAATAATACAAAGATAAGGAGTCAAAAAAATGGCATTTAATATCACAGGGTTTCAGGGACAGTTAGCATTTGGTGGCGCTCGCCCTAATCTGTTCCAAGTAACCATCAACAATCCAGTTGACGTTGGTTCGTTTGTGAAAACATCATTTATGGTACAGGCTGCTCAGATTCCTGAAGCAACAATTGGTCAAGCAACAGTCAACTATTTTGGTCGTCAAGTCAAACTTGCTGGTAACAGAACATTCCCCGATTGGACTGTCACCATCATGAACGATGAAGATTTCCAAATTCGTGACGGTATGGAGCGTTGGTCTAATGCTATCAATGGTCTTGAAAGCAACCTACGGTCACCTGCTCTTGCTACTACTGCACAGTACAAAACAAGTGCTACTGTGACACAGTTTTCTAAAACAGGTTCCCCAATCCGTACCTATAACTTTGTTGGTATCTTTCCAATCACAGTTGCTTCAATCGCACTAGATTGGGGTACAAATGATACGGTCGAAACTTTCGATGTAACATTTGCTTATGATTACTGGCAAGCAGGTGAAGGTGTTGTTGGTCAGGTTACTAACGCACTATTCGGTTAATATAACCACATAATTTTAGAAACGGGGGCTTCGGTCCCCGTTTTTTGTTTGTATAAATAATATAATAACAAACCTCTTTAGGGAATGATATAATGGCAAAGTTATTTGGATTTGAAATTTCAAGAACAAAAGAAGAGATTAAACAGGAAGAGACTGTTAAATCGTTTGTTCAACCCACACATGATGATGGTGCCATGGAGGTCGTCGCTGGCGGCTCGTATGGCACATATGTAGATTTAGAAGGTGCTGCGAAATCAGAGGGTGAATTGGTCACACGGTACCGTGAAATGTCCATGCAACCTGAATGTGATACTGCTGTTGAAGATATTGTCAATGAAGCAATCATCGTTGACAATCAATCTCCAGTAAATATCGTCCTAGATGATATCGATGAACCCAAAGCACTTAAAGACAGAATTCGTGAAGAGTTTGGCAATATCACCAAACTACTCGACTTCAATAATTTAGCACACGATATTTTCCGTCAATGGTATATCGATGGTCGCTTGTACTATCACATTATGATTGATGAGAAGAAAGCACGAGATGGGATCAAAGAACTCCGTAAGATTGACCCTCGTAAAATTAAAAAGGTGCGTGAGAAGTTTTCTCAGACCGATCAGCGCACAAATATGAAAATGGAAAAAGGGTATAATGAATATTATGTCTATCATCCAAAAGGTATTACAGCACAAAGCAACCAGACTGCTGTAAAGATTTCTAAGGATTCCATCTGTCATGTGACAAGTGGATTAGTAGACCCATCAAACAGAATGGTGTTGGGGTATCTACACAAAGCAATCAAACCTTTAAACCAACTTCGCACACTTGAAGATGCCACAGTCATTTACAGACTATCTCGTGCGCCTGAGCGCCGGATCTTCTATATCGACGTTGGTAACTTGCCTAAGATGAAAGCAGAACAATATCTTGCTGACATGATGGCAAAGCATAAGAATAAATTGGTATACGATGCGTCTAGCGGTGAAGTCCGTGATGATCGTAAATTTATGACCATGATGGAAGACTTTTGGCTCCCACGCAGAGAAGGCGGCAGGGGAACAGAAATTACAACGCTTCCAGGTGGTCAGAACTTGGGTGAGATGGATGACGTTGATTATTTCCGTCGCAAACTTTACAAGTCTTTGAATGTCCCCATCACACGAATGGAGTCGGAAGGACAATTCAACCTCGGACGCACAAGTGAGGTTACACGGGACGAACTAAAGTTTACACGGTTTATTGAAAGACTTCGTGCTAGATTTACCCACTTGTTCGATAACCTCCTTGAGATTCAATTAGTTCTCAAGGGGGTTATCAACCGCAAACAATGGAAAGAGTTGAGAGATAATCTCTATTACGATTTTCCACATGACAGTTATTTTACTGAATTAAAGAATGCTGAAGTCCTAACCGAGCGAATGCGTCTTATGGGTGAAGTGGAACAATACGTTGGTAAATTTTATTCACTTGACTGGGTTCGTAAAAATGTGCTACAAATGTCAGAAGAAGAGATTCGTGACATGGATAAGCAGATTAAAAGAGAAGAGTCTGATGAAGACAGCCCAATGAATGACGATGGTATTGAAGACGATAGCGAACCAGACGTACAGGAAGAAAACTTTGAACCTGTAGAAATGAATGAAGAGGATCGAAAACTAATTGCGAAAATGAGTAATCTACTAGAAAATCTAGGCACAGACGATTACGAGGAATAAATTCGATGAACGAACTAGAGAAAGCAAAATTACTTAATGCTGCTCTGGAACTTGCCAAAAGTGAAATTCGTAAATCTCTGAAAAAGATTAATTTTGTAACTGAAGACGGCGAGAAGCCAAAACTTATTATAGTTGAGCAAGGCGAGAGAGGTCCAAAAGGTAATGATGGTATACAGGGTCCAGCGGGAATACAAGGTCCAGTCGGTGAAAGAGGTGAACAAGGACCGCAGGGCAAACGTGGAGATCGTGGTCTTATCGGACCAAGAGGTGAAACCGGAACGCAAGGTCCAGCAGGTCCGATTGGTCCAGCGGGGCGGGATGGTAGACCTTCTGATTTAAAACCTTTAGAAGATAAACTAAAGGAAGATCTCTCAGGTTTCAAGCAGCAGATTAGCGCACAAGTTACACGGCTTGCTATGGCATCACTTAACGGTGGTGGTAGTGGTGGTGGAGGTGAAGTGCGCCTTCTCGGTTTGGACGACGTTGACTTTACAGCAGCAAATAACAAAACTCTAGTATACGATTCAACGCAGAACAAATTTGTTGCTGGTGAATATTTTGGTAACAACTTTACCACGACGGTCCAGTCTCAACACATTATCCCTGCTGCTAACAATACATTCAATATTGGTTCTAATCAAAGACGTTTTGGTAGTATTTTCTTATCCAGTAATACTATCTTTATGGGCAATACGTCATTAAGTACATCAGCAACTTCAAATGGTAGCAGTGTAAAACTTATATTAGGTTTTCAAAATGAAGACGGTGATGGTAATACAGCATCTGATTTATTAAAAGAAGCACTTGTAACCAACAGTCAGTTTCAATCTTTTGTTTCGAATACAAATCAACGCTTTGATAATCTCATTGGTAATGCACATTCAACGCTCGATACACTACAAGAACTGTCACAAGCATTAGCAAATGATGCCAGTTTCTTAGCAAATACTAATACTCGTATTACTACTGTAGATGCTCAGAGGGCTAGTGATCTTGCAAATACAAATGCTTATATTGCTAGTATTGAAAGTAACAATTTTACTACTACTATTTCAACACAAGCTATAATTCCATCAACTAATAATACTTTTGATATCGGTTCTGAGCAAAAAAGATTTGGTAATATATTCTTATCAAGTAACACTATTCATCTTGGTAATACAGTCATTAGGTCTGTGACAAATGCCAGTGGAAACAATGCAAAACTTGTTATTGGATTTAAAGACTCACATGACTTTCATGAGCATAGTGAAACATTAGTTTCAAATTCTGAGTTTCAATCTTTTACAACTAACACAAATACTCAGTTTGCAAATCTGACCTCACGAGTCGTCGCATTGGAAAGTGGTGGCGGAGGTGGTACAGGCGATGTATCAAATACTTCTTTTCAATCTTTTATTGCTAACACCAACTCATTTATTAAGAGTCAGTTAGCAAATACTAATACTCGTATTGATAGCGTGGTTGCTGGTGCAGGTGGTGTATCTAATACTTACTTACAAGCATTTATTGCTAACACTAATACAAGAATTACAAATGAAGGTATTCTAAATGGTATTATAGGTGGTAGTAATATTCGACTATCTTACAGTAGTGATAAACTAATGATACTTGCAGTGCCTCAGATTGATAATGGTTTTATCTCAAACGACTTCGGAAGTCTAACCGATAGTGTTGAAGAAACAAGAGACTTTGGTGACCTTAGTGGTCGCAACGTATAATCTATCTTTATAAATATATAAGATAAAAAAAGAAAAAGAGTTTAGGCTATGGCAACAGAGATGAAATTACGAAGAGGCACGGCAAATCAGCATTTGACGTTTGCTGGTGCTCTTGGTGAAGTCACAATGGATACTACTCATACGACCATTCGTGTACATGACGGATCGTCGAATGGTGGTGTTCGTCTTGCTCGTTATGATGAATTAGGCTCTGCTGGCGGCGGTGCTAATACTGGTATGGAACTGATTTTGGGAACTCCCTCTGATGGTAGTTTAACCACCGATGGTGCATATCAAAGTTTCACAACTGCCACCAAAACTACAGATGCTATTGATATTTTAAACGAAGTCATCGAAAACGTCCGTAATAGCACATTTGTCAAATCAGTTTCTTTTGTTGCCGATCAAACATCTGGTGGTGCAGGTCTAACCGTGCAACTTACAATCACTGCTGTTGGTAGTGCTAATCAATATGTAATCAACTGGGGTGATGGTACAGGTAACACAACCACGTCAAGCACAACTCCAAGTCATACATACAGCACAAACTCAGGTTCACCCTTTACGGTTCAGGTCACTGCCAGCAATACTAGCGGTTCTGGTGAGGGTAGTTCGGCGACATTTAGCCGTGCTGATTATATCGTAATCTCTACCGCTAATCCTGTTGTCGGATTTGCTGCCTATGCTGCTTCATCTGGTGGTTCAGCAATCACACAGTGGGATGACGGTGCAACAGTATACTTTGAGAACACCACGACAAATATCGGAAGCGCAACAATTCAGTTTACCTGGGATTGGGGTGATGGTTCATCAGACAATGTAATCACCAACAACTCAGACCCAGGTGGTTCGGCTGGTGGTCGCCTATCGCATGTATTTGCTGCTAACACAGAATCCGAAATGTCTCGTCTGGTAAAACTAACGCTTGACGCTCATAACACTGCTGACCCATCAGTTATTCCAGCGAATACGACTAGCACATTTAAGATTTATGATACACATACACCAAG